CATAAAAGGTTCGTGATTACCAGACATAAGAATGTTTTCGTATTCATCGTCTGTAAGTCCTTGCTTAGATAACTCTCCATTTTTTTTAAGTTTAGGAACAACCTCTTTGATATCTACTAATTTAGGAACAAAAACTTTTTGCACTTCTTTTTCTATGTCTTGTATCTTTTCTCTTAAAGTAGCTAGAAAAATAGAAGCATCAATGGAATTAAATTTAAAACCGTTTTCTTCTTGTTGTTTCATTATCTTAAATACTTCATGCTCAATGTCTAAACTATCTTTACTAAAATCTTTACCTTCATTTAAAAGATAGTTATAAACTTCAGTGTTTAATTTAACATCATTTACACAATAGTCTAGCATCTCATCAGAATAATATTTAAACTGTTTGAAATCAATCTTAGGAAATTTTAAACGGTAACCCCAAATTTCAAGACCATGGCCACCATCTCTTACTGGGTTAAAAAGTCTAGACATAACTAAAGTATCTATTATTGTTTTTGTGTTTAAGTCTACACCAGTAAGTTCTTTTATTACTGGTATATCAAAACCTATAATGTTATGTCCTATTAAAGTATCAGCAGACTCTAATAATTTTAGTCCTTCTTCAAGATTATTAGGATTAAATTTATATATTTTTTTAGTATCTAAATCTTGACAAACTATACACCATATCTTTGTTGCTTTTATATCGTCTGTCTCTATGTCAAATACTAACTTCATATTAAAAATCTACATTTTCTTGTTCTTCTTCTTCTGCTTCTATTTCGTTAAGTCTACCTGTATCTCTGTCATAAAGCAACCTAGTTGCAGAACCTACATCTCCAGTGTATCTAGACTTTAATACTCTAACTTTAGTGGTATTAGATTCGTCTTCATTATCTGACTGCTGGTTTCTTTCTAAAGCTATTACACAATCAGATAGTTGGGCTATACTTTGTGAACCTCTTAGATGAGATAAGCTTACCTCTATACCATTCTCATGTCCCTTGTTACCATCTACTCTTCTTAGATGTGAAACTAAAATCATACCAACCCCAGTCTCCTCAACAATACTTCTTAGTCTTGACATGATACTATCAATGGCACGTCTCTCATCTCCCTCTGCTGATGCTACTACAAGCATATGCAGGTGGTCTAGTACAATCCACTTACACTCACAACCTATAATCATAAATCTAATTTTAGAAAAAATCTCATCAATATCATTAGTACCAAAGTGTGCATGAATCCATACTCTGTTTTTATTTTCTCCATCATATAGTATATCAAAGAAGTTATCTAATTCTTCTTCAGAATACTGTTCTCTAATGTGGTCTATATATAATCTATTGTTAGCCTCAATAGATAATATACCGTCAATAGTTCTTCTCCAGTCCTCTTCTAAAGCTATAACTCCTACATTATCAGTGGTGTTTTTAATTAACCAATGTTCAAGTTCTCTTGTGACACTTGACTTACCAAGACCAGTACCACCTGTTAATGTTACTAACTCTCCACCTCTGAGGCCTACAAGTTTTTCATTAAGACCCTCCCAAGGATAAGGTATACTATTCTTCTTTTCTCTATGATGAAACTCTTTTCTTTTGTCTGATACATTTATAACACCTGCTGGTGTATAGGTTTTTGCATCCCAAAAAGCTTTGACAAACAATGCATGTTTATTATCTTTAAGCATGTCATTAGCATCTTTATACCCATTAGGTAAAGTCATTATCTTTGCTTTACTTGGAGTAAAAAGCTGTGCTACTTTTATTGATGCTTCTCTTCCAGCTTTGTCATTATCAAAACATATAATTACATTTTCATATTGCTCTAAGAATTCTATACTTTCTTTAACATCTTTTACAGCACCTTGAGAACCTCTCTTGATACTAACAACATCCCACTTAGAACCAAACAATTCATATCCTGCCATGGCATCACACTCTCCCTCTACAAGTGTAATGTATTTACCGCCTTTGAATAACTGCTCTCCAAATAATCCAGTACCCTCATATGTACCTTGAAAACTAAAGTTCTTGTCTCTTACATATCTTATCTTAGATGCTGTTTGTTCGTTGTTATTATAAAAAGGATAGACGTGCTGTACGACTTCTCCTTCAGTGTTGTAAACAACTTTAACACCATACTTGGTTGCTGTTTCTTTTGATATTTTTCTATCGTTCAAGGCACCAAAAATAGCACCGTGTTTATTGTTTAAACTTTTATTAATATTTGTATTTGTATTTTTAACTAACTCCATTGAGTTGTCCTCCTTGTTATAATTTTTAATAAAATCACCGCAACTGAAACACTTAGATGAACCGTCTTCGTTTATTGATAAAGCATCCGTGCTTCCACATGCATCACATGGTAAATGTAATTTGACAAAAGCCATATAATCTCCTTGACTAAAATGGGTTGTTTAAGGTAATCAACATATTGCAAGGAGGGAATGATAAAAACCCCTAAACAACCCTAAATTAAAATACTATTCTGAATCTCCCTCTGATTCTTCAACAGCTTCCTCTTCCACTTCTTCAGCTTCAGGTTCAGGAACAATAGCTTCTTCTCTATCTTTCAACATACCTACTAGGTTGTTTCTAAATGTTTGAGAAGCAAAACTTGTGGCCTCAACCATAGTCTCTAAAGTTCCTACTTTATTTATAATAACAGTAGCTTCGTTTCTAAGTTTTTCATCAGAAATCTTACCGACATCCCAAGATGTGACACTACCATCATCGTTTTTTATAGATATAATCACGTTATACTCCTTATTAAAAATCTAAATCGTCATCAACAGAACTAGTGTCTTGTCTTTCTTTAAGGTCTAATACCTTTACTCCATCTAAAATGTAGTAGTCATAAGCACCCCACTTGTTTTCGTGATGCCAATAATGAAACATAATTTTAGCATGTGTTTGATTACCTATAGTAATTTCTCTACCGCTTTCATCTTTAAATTCAAAAGGTTCACCGTCTGCATTTTTAATAATAACAGGCTTGTTGTCTGCACCATTTTTATTTTTAGTAAAGCGTTTAAAGTAAATACTTTCAGGTATCTCTTTGTCTTCCCAACCTTTAGTTCTAACACCCATAGCTTTAGCTGTTTCTAAATCTTCAGGATTATCAGGTATTAAAAAGGTTTCCCATACACCGTCTGGATTGAATTTAAAATTGGGATTATTAATTGAAGGATAGATTAATTTACCATCAATTGTGTAATATTTAATCTTACCATCATCAGTTTTTTCTACTAACTTCGCCATAAAAACTCCTATATTTATGTTTTAAGTTCTTCTATTATACAGTATTATTTAGAAATTGCAAGTAAAATATCATCTAAAGTATAAATACTTTCATCACAAAGTCTAACATGATACTCATCTTTATTCCATCTTACTTCATAAGCTATTTTATTCTCATAAAGTTCTTGGTTATTTTCTCTTATCCAGTTTTCAAACTCTCTGTATTCATCCTTTGTTAGTTTCTTAAATGCAGGTTCCATATTATAGTCTCCACCATGTCGGTTGTTCTCTATTCTTGTTCCATTGTGCATAGTGTTTCTCATGTATAACATAATCCCTGTATGCTACAATAGGGTCATCATTTTTATATTCATCAGGCATAGCCTGTGCAAGTGGTGTCAATCCTTTGTCCTCAATGTTATCAGGATGAAAGTACAATGCATCTTTTAACTTTGTAATACTTGCATGTTCTCTACCATACCTGTGTTTGTATTCATCACCTAATGCTATAAAGTGTTTGTATAACCATCGATAATTATCCCAAGATTCTCTAGCCCATATAGTACAAGGATGATTCTTGTATGCAGTTTTGTAAAGTCCATTAGCATCTGCATACTCATCACCGTCTAACACTCTATGTGCTGTGCATAACATTTGTGCAGTCTCAAGTGGCATCTTCACTAGCATCTTATCAGGTTGTGCTTGTGCTGACTTGACTGGACACTCATCAAAATAAAATATGTTCATTTACCTTGCCCTCTATATTTCTTATGGTTAGCTTTCTTGTTTTTATTCATGGTAGAAAAGCCAACATTACCTCTACCTTGACTTGTTCTCTTACCTCTAACACCAGTAGCACTAGTATGTACACTGCTAAAAGCTTTTGATTTAACCGCCATTATAACCTCCCTGAGAATATTGTAAATAGTGATTTTAATTTATCTTTATTTAGATGCTGTAAATGTTTTGGCACATCTCTATAGATATCCTGTATAGCTTCTCCATGATTATAAAATATGTTCTCAGTTATAAACTGTAGTATCTCATCTCTATCATCATCAGGATGTAAATTATTTACATTTGCTATTGTATCTATCTCATCATCTAATAGGCCTTTTTTATCTTGCTCTATTATTTCTTCATGTAAGTGTTCTAAACACATTTCATTATGTAAGTTACTCATTAGTTTAACCCCTCTACTTTATCCCAGTTCTCATCTAATATCAAGACTTCTTCTAGTCCATGTTTATAATCGACTTCTCCTACGTCCCAGTTTTCATAATCTTTACTAGTTCCATCTTTAAAATCAATAGTTAAAGTTAATCTACGAATATCCCAGTCTTCTACTTCGTCCCAATCAATACCTAGTTCTTCTAAATCCCAAGTAAGATATGCACTATATCTAGATTCTATATATTTAGGTTTAGTTCCGTCTAGCCACTCACTCTTTTTTACTTTACTCATGTTATCTCCTATACATTAAATTCAAAAGTATCATATTTATATTTTGATACATCAATTTCTAAACTAGCTTTTTCATATGCTTCTTTATCAGATTTAAGTTTAAAACAACTTTGACAAACTTGAATCTCATCTCCAAGTCTACCATATACTTTTAACCAACCTTTATCATTACATACTTCGCAATTAATTTCCATGTTACCTCCATTCGTTACTGTGCAACATATCGTCTGTAGTTCCACCAAGTTTTTCAATAAGTTCATATAATCCTACTATGATTCCATGATGTTCACTTTCAGTATGGCTATCATTTACCCATCCATCGTCTGCAATAATTTCTCTTGCAATATTTTTTATTTCTTCTACTGTTACTTTTCTACTCATCTGACACCTCTTCTAATTTATCTTCATAGAAGTATACAACAGCTACAGTTCCTTTTGTTGGACTATCGTGTATTGACATATCTACATCATCAAACTCGTTATCTAGCCTCTTACATAGTTCATTAATAGTTAATATATTCTTCATTATAACCTCCTATAAATCTAATTGATGTACTTTTTTATAAATGTTGACATCACTCATGCCTTCTGTATAAAAAGTTTTATATAGTCCTGTTGGTGATGTGCATCCGCTTATTCTTGTACTATCATGCTCATCCCAAGTTAATTCGTCAACTGAATATAAAGTTATAATTTCATCTTCATCTTTATACTTAAATTTTATAATGCAACTATTAAAAAATGCATAAGCTAAGTTTCTTTCTTTTATTTTCATGTATCCCTCCTATGAAACTAAATGTGGTAAGTTAAAGTTCTTCGCATACGCCCAATTATCATCTTCTCTAAAAGAAGTGATTGCTCTAGCACAACTGTTTAATCTTTTTGATGACATGCTAAATAGATAGTCAAGCTTATAATCCAACACTATCTTATCTAATGTATGCTCATAGAATTTTTGTTTAGCTATGAATTTATACATCTCGTCCCTATTCTGCCTGTTAGTTGGTAGGGTCTTCTCATCTATGTTGTTGGTTTTCCATGTGTATTTTTGTAAGGATATGTTATCGTCTATATCTCTCACTATATACGTAAACATAAACTCGTATGTTTCGTACTCGTCATTAGTCCAACTCTTGTTGGGCTTCTTTTGTTTTACATCTTCAGTTCTCATATATCCCTCCTAGGATTTGATTAATTAAAGGTGGCTAGTCACGTGGTGGTTTAGTACTCATTCGTGTTTTATCCTTAACCTTATTTGCATTCTAATCCTACTAACAACTTAATGTTTTCAATCTCATACAAAGGCTTTTACAAAGGCTCACTCCTAGCCACTTGTTAATATAGAACACTACTTTATAACTTGTCAACCCTTTTATGTAAAAAAAAATAAAATATTTTTATTGACAACCAACCTCACTCTCATTGTACAATACTATATAGTTTTTAATTTAGGAGGTAGTAGTAAATAGTTATTATATAGTATACCTATAGTAGACTTATAGTAAACCCCACCTACTACCGCTTATATCATTCGCCCAGCACCTAATAAACCGCCTACCTAGGATGTCGCATAGAATTAATGAAGTAAATAGGGTCTTGTTTATAGTGGTACCCTAATCCACTAGCGGAGGAATACCGCTTTTAATGATATAAGTAGCCTATATTTTTGATTGACTTATCCCAACAAGCTGTACAGTCTAAGCATTTACCTTCTTGTTGCTTTGCTTTACAAGTAAAACCTATAACATCAGTGTTTTTATTTACTGTTGATGTGTATTTCCACGCTTTAGGGGGCTTTCCGTCTATCATAGGAGCAGATAAACGTATTATAAGGTTATCAGGCAAGGCTTCGCCTAGCTCAATATATTCTTTATTAAGCATCTTGGCCTCGTGAGTAGGTAACCAGTGTCTTATTTCAGGTGTTCGCTTACATACTTCAACAATTTGTTTAAGCATACCAGCTTGAAGGTCTCCACTATCGAACCACCTAAAAAGATTCTTATCATTTTCAAGGGCTTGTATTCTAATTAGCTTGACCATAGCATTGACCCAATCAGGATGATTGATAGCTTTTAGTCTATTTGCTTGAGCAGTTTTTACATTACTATATAAATAACTTCCTCGCCTAGCATAGCATTTATTACATACTGACCCTTTAACCTTGGCTAATTTTGAACCTGTTTTACATTCAAAAGCAGATATAGAAAAGGACGCACACCCTAATTTAGATGTGCGACTTAATCCACCACCAGTAATATTAACAGCAGTTATTTTATCCATGGTTATAGACCGTATTTCATTGCATTGAAATTTTTAGCTTCTAATTTAATACCTTTACTACTAGCGTAATCAAATAGAGCATTAATTATCTCTTCATTAAAATGAAAACCAGCCAATGAATGATGGCCGTGTTTATAGAACTCATCCGCTACATTCATAATATGTTGCAGTTGTTTCTTTTCGCTTAGCACGTTATTCTTTTCTGAATATATATCCCAGTGTGACATATCTTCTTTTTGATTTAATTTAGTCAATTTTCCCTCCATTTTTTAAATTAAAGAAGTACTGTACATATATTCAATAACGATGTCTTTATTAACTGAAATAAGACAACCTTATTGAGTCATATAGCTTGTAAATAAATATGATTGCTGTATATTAAAAATATGAATAGACGATGCGACCAGCTAGGCGGTGAACTCTCACCATGCACCAAGGTTGGCTTAAGTTCAGTACGCATTCACAGATAGGCGGAACCCACGGGATAACGTGGCTAAATAAAAACTAAAATTTTCTATTAACTTAAATTCATTTAATGGAGGAATACTAAAAATGAATAATGTAATAAATATAAACGGTGAAGCTAATCCATATGGTGAAGCTGGTTTTGATTGCTCAGTACAAGTTGCTGGTTATCGTAATAATTTTGGTTCTTGGGTCGAATGCCCTGAATCAAAATTTATTGTTAGAGATGACAACGGTTACCCTTTTAAAGCTGTAGGTAATGACTATCAACTAGTCACTCATACTCAAGCTTTTAAAACGGCGGAGCAAATAATAGAGAAATCTAATCTAGATACTACTGACATGATTAAGGAATTTAAAACCAGTCATGACGGTGCTAGGGCTTTTGGCTTTTATAGATTCCCAATGCATAGAGAACAAATTGCATTGAATGATGATATAGAGTTACAGCTACTGGTTAGAAATTCTATTGATGGCTCAATGCGTTTTGCTATTGAATACGGTGCATTAAGGTTGGCATGTCTTAACGGTATGACTGCCTTAGGTACTATTGGTAAATTCAAGAGAAAACATACCAAGTATTTAAACATTCATGAAGCTGTGAAACCTTTAACCAATGTTATTGAACTATATAAAAATAGTGTTGATACTTGGAAAAAGTTCACTAAAAAACAAGTGACAGATAAAGAAGCAATACTTGCAATATCTGATGCTGTAGCTACTAAAGAAATTAACAAATTTATTAAGGATAATATCTCAACTAAATTTGCTAATGATGTTGAATACTTGTTATGGGATAAGCAACTATCAAGAGCCTATCAAGTTAAAGATGTATGGTCTGAGTATAAGAAGTATAGAACTGATTTAGGTTCTACACTTTGGGCGGTCTACAATGCTTTAACTCACTGGTCTACTCATACTGATGCTTATAAAGAAAGTTCACAAAAGAACATCGCAAGTATTCAGAATGACCGTAGAACAGCAATAGCAAAAACTACTGATAACTTACTTTTATCGATGGTGGCCTAAATGAGTACCAGTAAGACAATTAATGAGCCTTTAGAAATTAAAGGCTCTAATATATTTGGTGCTTATGATAGCGTAGAGGATTTAGAAAAGTACTTTGAGAACTATTCTAAATCTGATAGATACTTGCTTAGCCTTGGCCAAGCTTTAACAATCAATACTATTGTCAATATGATGGTTAAATATTGTGACGGTAAAGCTGTAGCGGAACCAATTAAACCTTTATGGAGTACTAATAAAGATGGATAGTAAAATCCTTAACCACGTGTATAAGGATTCTACAATCCTAAATACTTTATATAACGAAACCTATAAGGTTTATGACAAGAAAATAGACGAACTAATTCAACGTAGAGATAAAGAACTAAATGAAATATGGGATGCTATTTTGAAAATAAGAAATATATCTACAAAAAAGGAGGATTAAAAGATGG